CCAACTGGCAATTGCTGAGGATTCTGCTCATCAATTGTCACTTCGAGGGCCATGCCAGGGTAGATTGTGGAATCTACCACAGCCCGGCCTTCCTCGTACTTGCCAGCAACTTGTAGACCGATAACATTCGGCCTTTCAGTGTCTCTTGGAATCATAGTTAAATCTCCAATTTGATTTTGATTGTGAAATGATTGTTACTTCTTTTGGAAGTTCATAACAGGAAGGGGTAAACATTCCTCCTGGTGATTTTGCGTTTGAGGAGCACCGGCATTGCCGATGAAATTGAACAAGTCCAGAGGTTGTGTCTTTTCCTCGGTTTCCTGCTCAACAGCCAAAGCTGCCAACTTTTGCAACATTGGAACCTCGAAAGCCTTCAATTCATCTTCCGTGAATGGATTGGTCTCGTTACTAGTAATAACGTCGATCAATCGAGCCCTTTCCGCTTGATGAGCCGGCAACCCACGAACCAACATCTCACGAATCGGCTTAGGAGCAGAATTGATAAACTCCTCAACCGTTTGTGCCTTCTTCTTGGTACTGGTGGTTGTATTCTTCACAGGCTCTTCCTTTGGTTGTTCCTTTACTTCTTCCTCTTCTTCCTTGGTTTCGGGGATAACTTGCATAGTAGCCAACTTGTTGAGAATAGTCTCATCTTGCTTTTGTAGCCATTCCCGATCCGTTTCCTTCCAATCCTTGTTGGCGGCAATTAGTCCGTCCGCAAGGGTCTTAATTTCCTTCTTGCACTCACAATTTGTTGTACTCATATCTGAGTCTCCATTTGCTACAGGTTTGTAAACGACTTCTCGATTAACTTCTTCTGGGTCTCCTACCAGTTCAACAGCATCATCCTTTTTGCTATATGATTGTTTGTAATACTTGTCCTCCACACAATAGACAACATAGTCATCGTACACTTCATGCAGATACCCGGAAGATTGATACTTTTCAACCCTCTCATACTTGGTTTCTTCCCAGATTGTATCAGCTAACTCCTGCCGAACCTGATCGTGGGACATTTCATAGGCATGAACCTTTTTCTTCTTCTTTTTCTTGTTGTTTGTGGATTCTTCCTCTTCATCCATAGCTTCATTTAGCATGAGTTGGATAGATTCCGCTTTTTCCATAGACATCGCTTCGGCGGCAGTAAACATTCCGCATCCGTCTTGGACTGAACACGCTCCCACCAAATCAGGAAGTAAAGCCAAGTGATCGGGACGATAATTGGAAGCAATTCGATCATAGTCTGACCCATTCCAAGTACCAGGAGTTTCGTCAGTGTCAGAAAACAAACCTGTAGAAACTTCAACGATTAGCCCCTTATCAATCGCTTCCAGAATTCGGGCATCTACATCTTTCAGCCGAGACTTTTCCAACCAAGCCTCAGCATCTTGGGCCTTCCCTACAATCTTGTTGGCCATTAAAATACCAACTTTATTAGCCGACAAAATTGCAGGATCATCAGCAGAAACATATTGACCACCCTTCTTAGGATGGTAAACAACAACGGGTTTATGATTCCATGCAGAAGCAAACTTCTCCATATCCTCTAATTTGTAGAGGGTTGGTCCGTTTGATCCAGCATGAACACCTTCAACCATGATCGTGACGGGAAGGACAATGTAATCTCGCCCTTCCATAACTGCAAATCTGGGTTTCCCCACAAGATTTGCAGTGAGATGCTGAAAAATTTTAGGCATTTCGGGACCTCGTTTGGATGGTATAAATTACATCGAGTTCTAAACTATGTCAAGTTTGCTAAAAAACACGGTTATCTTTTACCTTTAGGTTTCTTCGTTTTGTCCATTCCCAACATTTTATCAAACGGACTAGCTAGGAATTTCTGCAAACGAATTTGGAAAAGTAAAGGTTGGATAGCTAGCCTATCTAAGGCTGCCCGATCCCTCTTTAAGACTGTTCCTATCTTTTGACCTTGATACTTTCCCCACGGAATAGTTTGGTCAGCAAAACTCCGAACATCTTTTTCCAACATCGGTTTGGCCGTGACTACTTCACCAGCGGGAGAAGTAATTCGCTTATCACACTCATCACGAACAATCTTCCAAAATTCGTCAGAGGTATCTTCTTTGAATTCCTCTTCCAAAAATTGAATGGCATCTATGGCCAGCTTCCGACGATAGACATCCTTATCTACTTCTGGAGATTCCTCAGAGACAACTGTTGGAGATTCCTCTTCTGGATTTGGTGTTACTTGAACAATGTTTGTGTGAACTGGTTCCATTTTATTTCCTTTCTGGTCTAAACTACTTTTTTGACTTCGGCTTCTTTGTCAACCCAATCGTATTCTCCTATTAATTCACCACTACTCAATTTGATCTGAATAGAAGTAGAAGTTTTACGTCCGGTGATGGTCCCCGTATTTCCCCCACCAGTTACTATTACAGTTCCTGGTTTTAGGTCTTTAATTTTTACTCCAGAATCCATTCTTGGATTAGAAAACAGACTTCCTATCATTCGCCCACCATTAAACAATTTGAAATGGTCCTTAATCACAAAGGTTTCCTCCTAAAGAGAGAACTTGAAAAAATCCTTGGGGTTCGTCCACGGACCTGCCAAGGATACACATCTTTACCTAAACGATTAGTTTCTCGTTTAGCTCTTTCTAAGTAAGCACGAAATCGAATCTGGAGTGGTAGTATATCAGAATCGGTAAGACCTACCTCAGCATGGACCTTTGGTTTTATCTTTCCTGATTTTACTTTTGCAATATACTTCTCGGCTCTACACTCCTGACAAAAAGGCCCTTCTACTTTTCCGTGCTTACGACAACGGATCATTCCCATCATCGTCATCCCCATCCGAAGACTCCATCGTTTGCAACTGTCTAGCAATCTCGTAATTTGCTCCCTGTAATTTTGCCTTCTTCAATGCTCTCTTTTTACTGGTTAAATCTCCTTTTTCATAAGTATAACATTTCCCACCTTCACCAAATTTGAAACCAGGTTTGCCATTTCGCTGACATTTAGTAGCCGGGTTTACAATAAACTCATCTGCGTTCACACTTGGAGAGGGTTTCTTGACCTTATTAACAGAACCTACGGGCTTCTTCCGTCCAGCTTGGCTCTTAGGAAATCCACCAGCAGCACCGGCCCCTGGTAAAGTATCCTTTGGTGACACCAAATCTAGTGTCTTATACGTTCCTTGCTTAACAGCATCCTGAGCAGCTAAAATAATGTTTTCTGCTTCGTCCGTCGTGAAATCCATAATCATTGTTAGGAATTCAAGCGGTGGGAATAGTGTACTAGCTCCAGTCTTTACATATTCACCCAAAGCTCGAACCATCTTTCCTGTGATGTCTGCTCGATCCGATTCGGATACTGAATAAACATCAGGCCATTTGATATGGAGTTGGGCTGGCTTTGGTAGGACCCCCATCATAATAAGACGTTCGATGAAAGGCCGTAGAATGTTGGGGGTTACGTGAAGGTCTTGTCTACGGTGAACTCTACGATTCCAAGCCTCCGAATCGTTCTGACTAGCCAGTCTGGCTTCTTCCGATCCCAGAAATACCCGCATAGGAATTTCTAGAGCAATCGTAATAGCCATTAACTGGACGTTTAGATGAGTGTCAGGATCAGCAATGTTAGGAGCTAGTTGCTTCGCTACAATACCACTGAGAGCCAAATACCTCTTGAACCCGGCTTGATATTCTTCGATCTCTTTCGTCAAAGCCGCTTTATCAAGCTGTCCTGTCCCCACCAATTCAGGTGGCACCTCAAACATGGTTCCTGGAAAACCACCATTCCAAAACATCTCAGCAGAGCCACCTAAAATCTTTCGGACGTTTACAATGTAGTTGTAAACCTTTCTTAATCGCGGGGGACCAACAACCCCATTGACACTTCCTTCAGCTACGTGAAGCATCCTGGTCCAATGTACCCGTTCCGTTTTTCCAACAGACAAACTGGGAACTTTTGGATCAGCAATAGTCAGATTGTAATATAACGGTTTCCCATATCTCCTAGACCTTGGGTTTTTCTCAGACTCTCCAATCTGAGATGATCCCTCATCAAATGGCATAAGATAAGTAATCTCATGAGGGGAAGGTTCACCAGACATCAATCCATTTGAATCAATTCCAGGTATTGGGGCATCCAATCCCATTCCATCATTCAGCCCAATTAGCAAAGTTCCCCAATGCCCAATACCTGAAATTTCATCCAAACGTGCAAGTTTGGCATAAATATCTACTGTCTCGATTAATTTCTCCCAAGCAGTTTCAAATGCAGTCTGAGAATCTCCCTCCATAGATTCGGTCTCATACGCATAAGGTCTAGCTCCCCAACATTCAGAAGGAAAGATTCCATTGGCTCGAGTAGCAATACCTTCTCGATCAATCAACCTTTTGTATTCGGTAAAAGGAATTTCACTTGGGTATCCGCAAGCCGAATCAATGGCATGACCTCCGCCAGCCATAAATTGTGAAAAGGCAGTCCTACTAAATTCTTGGTTGGTATTAATCCGCCGAAGAAACTGAAAGAATTCAGTAGTCTCTCCTGCTGTTAAACCCTTACTTGCTTTGCCATTCATATTTCTACTAATCTTTTTTGTGGTCATAGATTATTCCTTATGTCTTAGGTAGAGGTAGAGGTTCTTCTAAAGAAGGTTCCCCACTCTTCAAATTTTCCCAATATGATTCATCAACGTAGTCTGGTTGGGTTAGTTCTCGACTGAGTTGGGCATTAGGCCCATCTTGAATTTGCTTTGTTAAATTCCAAATCTCCTCTCCTCTTACACGAATCATGCCAAACAATCTTTCATTTTGATCCTTATAAAATTGGCACTCATCTTTACTATCCCTATACTGTTTATAGTTCCGAAGGAAAACACAAATCCAAATCAAATTACTAAAAGCAAAAAGAGCGAAAGACAAATCCATCAGATTATTCCTTGTTCAGAATCCCGCAGGTCCTAGATAGAGCTTGCGTTTGTGTAAGAAGTTAAAAGCTCCAGATGAAGCATCAACCTGATCGTCATGTTTGCACAGAGGACCAAAATACTGTAACTCTTCTAAATAGGTTTTATTCCACACCCCAGGAGCCATCCCTACATTCTCCCCACCTATTTGAGAAGCAAATTCGTGGGCACGATCCAACTTCGATCCAGTTGGTCGTTCTGAGATTACATGAAAACCATCTAATCTTTGAGTAGTGGCGATCAGACTGTCTTTACCACCAGACCCAGGTTCTTGTTCCAACCCAATCTTATAGATTCCTTCGTATTTGATTTTGTCCGAGTTGGCCGTTTTAACTATCAAATTTTCTCGTTCGGTACTACTAATTTGCTTGCGGATAACGTCCAGAACCCAATAGATAGGATAGTCTTTGGTGTCCTTTTTAATCCCCATCAAAACACCAACCGTATAGTCTCCCGCTCCCAAAGTAGCTGCTTTATCCCACCAACGCATAACGTACTTAAATTTGTCTGGACTTGGTGGAACACTGGGACCCTGAATCTTATCTACGTTAATCAACCCACCAGTTAGAGGTGTGGGTCGTTGTTCATATTGTCCCGCATACCCATACGGACTTAATTCTTCTAAAGCTGCTTCCAAAATCTCAGGTGTTAATCTTACCGGATCGAGCAACCCATTCTTGTATTTGTTTCGGAGGATTAGAGGTCGAACATTATCGGATAATTCTGCTGGCAAGCAAATATGGCGATTCGGGGTTCCAGTAGTCCGAGCCAGACGAACCCCACTGGGATCATCCACACCCAATCTTTGCATTACCATAATAAGAGTAGTTACAGCCCGATCCACACAGCGTTGAGCAACAGCTTCACTAAGCCAAAGGGTTGCTTCTTTCAAATCCAGA